TATGGCATAATTTCTTCAATGTCATTAAATATTACATTCAAGTATTCTGGTTTTAGAATATAGATATTTCTCTTATCGTCTTCAAGTCTTTCTTCATGTTGGTAATTTGTTACTTCTCTAATGAAAGAATTTGTTGGGATAATCTGGTAATAACCTAATGAATCATCGTAGTATTCAAAATAATAAGAATTGCCACTAGTTTCTGACTTAAATAAAACTTCTTCTGAATTATTGGAACTTAATGTTGGATTTGCTATTGTTGCTGTTGATGCTAATTCATATGTAAATGCTCTAGCAATATTGTCATTACCAACAGTAACTACACTAGTGACAACAAATCTTCCATTGTATTCATTCTCAGAAACGTTTTCAATGACTACTTCATTGCCAACTTTGAGATTTAAAATACCAACTTTAGGTGTTACTGACACTTTAGTTGATGGAATTACACCATCACCAGAGAATATCTGACTAATCTTACTATTGTTGAATTTAATGAAATTGCCATTGGTATTCCAATTTTTTGGAAGTTTAGTTCCCTTCTTTAATAGAACTGTTCCTGCTGTATTTTTAACGTCTTCACTCACTTCGTAATCATAAACTCCGTTGTATAAATTATCGTAAGTGCCATACTTATCAAGCATCAATTGATCAAATACCAGTTGTGGTGTTGGCCATTCTGATTGAAGATTTAGGATATTATTAGCAAGTAAAACAACCCAATCCAAGGTAGAGTCATTATAAAAACTAAAAGCAACATTATCTGGTCTTTCATCACCTATAATTTGATATTTGGTGAAGAAAGTTAAATTTTCAAAGATGTCTGGACGGAGTTTTCCACGTTTAAATAAATTTTTGACAGTAACATAATCAGATATTGTCTTGTTATCTGCTCGTCTGTTGACGTATTCAAAATTTGGAACTTGTCTGAAGTAACTTGCCATTTTAGAAACCTATTGAATCGGAAGTAAGTCCAAAAATTACCTGATCTGGATTTGCTAGAGGACCTGTGCCCTGATAATCACTTTCAGTGATTGGTAGAAGTTCTTGGAACTGCATTGTAATTCTGTATGCGGTCATTGTTCCATCTTCAAATGTCATAAAGGTATTATCTGGATTATAATCAACACTGCAAGATTTTAAAGCACAGGTTTTAATTCTATTTAATCCAGGATGATCTTGTCCAGTTGCTCCATATACATATCTAATGTTAAACACATTGGGTGTTTTAAGGAATAGATTGTTCGATGATTCTTTAATTGACATTCCTTGTTTAAAGAAACGAATAATTTGTTTAATTTCAGATGCTTCTGATTGACTTCTTGCTGCAAGGAAAAATGAAAATCCAAAAGGTCTTAATTGTGGACCACGGAATAAAAGTTCAGTGTTTGGATTGAAAATTGCACCAGTCGTTCTTGCTAATAAACCTTTGACTTGTAATGCTTCTTGGAAAGCAAGAATTTTTGCTGCACTTACCGTATTACTAAGAACACCAGCTGTATTATTTGTAACAGTTTCTTTTAGTGTTTCTAATCCTTTGAGAGCATCATCAGAAGCCAAAAGACCAAGACCAACTGCCTGAAGAGGATTTATATCAGACTCTCCCCAATTTACAGTATTGACATCTGAAATTTTTGACTGCATTGGTAAAGTCACTGAACCTTCTATCGTTCCAAATTCTCTGCTCTCAGAAAGTGGGTTTGTTAGACCACCTAGAGTGCCCCTTTTAAATTTAAGACCTTTATACTCCAGCATTTTAAACTGGATGTAATCTTGTGTTACGTGTCTTTCTTTTGGATATCTTAGATCTGGATATTTTCTTCTTATTGGTTTTCCTTGTATTCTTGTTGCTGCAGAGATTTCTTGTGGTGCTGTGTCTACGTTGGATGGAATACTGGGGGACAAACCTGTTCTATTTCTTGGGTCGTCTGTATTTAATCCTTCTTCTTTGGTAATTGCTTGCTGTGTCGCAGCAGAGACGGTTGAAAACTGACTCGTTTCTCCCTTATTTTCTTTAGCAACATCTTGTTTAAAAAGTGTTGCAGTATCTTCGGGCAATACTTTATCAACAGCAGATGTATATGTATATTTGTTCGTTTCTCCATCTCTTGTTGCAAGTGTAGCATAATATATTGTACGCCCAGATCTAGCTCCACGGGTCGCAACTTGTTCGGATGATCTATTGCTAGGTTCTAGATTATTAAATTGCTCTTCAGTTACTACTTGTCTAACGACCGAATCCACATTACTCACTGTGCCATCTTCGGCAACATTATATGAAGATACTGTAGTTATGTTTGGAACTCTTACTGTTATAGGAGTAGTTACAGGTCTCCCCGGTCCCTGTCCTCTTCTTATTGTTCTAGTCTGACCAGTATTTAATTCTAAACTAAACGTTTTAGAAACTAAATTTGTTCTATTCAGATCTGCCATCAGACATACATTTTTAGTTATTTATCCTCTTTTTTCCATAAGGTAAAGAACTTAAGTATCTCACTTCGTTTTCTCTTACAATGTGTAGAGAACCCACAACTTCTGCCCAAGTATATTGTCTTATTTGACGCCAATGATAGTTATATCCTTTGAACCCCCATCTAAAGACTTCAGTTACTGCAACCAAAGGATGTTCGTCATACTCTAACTTTGGAGTCTTTGCTTGATATACAAAGGTATAAAACTTACCAGCATCAGGTATTAAGTCAGTTTCGTTGAATATTTGTAGAATATTCATCATTATAAGGTCAGCATCTTCGGCACCTTCAATTGCAAGTGCTTTTCTGAGTTGAGACACTTTGCTAGAAGAAGTTTGTATGTCCTTACCGAAACCCTCTGCCATTACTTGATACCTAGTTGGTCTTCTGTAATAATTTTAAACTCTAATAATCTATCTTTACACCACTCGTCTGCTGCTTTCCACTTTGCTTCATTGACAGCATATGTTTTCACTTCGTTGATATATGTTTTCGTTCTTTTTTTAGTTGTTTGAACTGGTGGTCGGGTTTGTTTCTTAGGTTTCACTTCAATAACATAACGTTTTATTTCGCCAGTCTGCTCTCTTACCTTAATAATGAAGTCTGGAAAGTAACGATGAACTCTTTTATCAATAGGAGAACGATATGGAACGCAAAATTCTTCACTACCCCATTCTAAAATATTCTCATTCAGATCACACCACCGACAAAATTTTCTTTCCCAAGAACTACGACATATGATATTATTAGGGTCACCTTTATATTTTCTTGGATATTCGGGTTTATAACGACTTTTTATCGTTCCTGCCATTATACATAATATATCGGGTCAAATAGTATTTATAGATGCCTGTAGAAGACAACGGTTCATTGAGTAATAGAACACCTGCAGGTTCTCCAGTTCCTGCTAGACAAAATACTGTGGATACTCCAAGGACTTCTGATGGTGGTCCTAGTAATCGTAGAAGAAAACTGAGTGATATTAAGAGTAAGTTACTTAGACCTTCTCTTACGTCTCAGTATGCTTGTAAGTTTGATCTACCACCGTTGGTGAGAACTTGGACGGAGCAAAAGAGAACACCTTTTAATTATCAAAATAGAGAACTTTTAGAGTTATCTTGTTCTGAAGCAGCACTTCCTGGTTCTTCATTGATGACACATGAACTGAATAATGCTTATACTGGAGTCACTGAAAAACATGTATATCGTAGAGCATACGATCAAACGGCAAATTTTACATTCATGGTAGATCATGATTATACTATTATTAAAATTTTTGAAAACTGGATGTCATTTATTGTTGGAGAGCAATTTGATAGTTCAGGTGACAGACCTGGTATAGAGGATCCAAATTACTTTTATAAAGTAAGATATCCCGAACAATATCAAACTGATAATTTATTCATTACAAAGTTTGAAAAAGATTATGCAGATGACATTTCTACTAAAGCATTGCAGTATCAGTTCTTCAAAGCATTTCCTCTTAGTATTGTTACAATGCCAATTAGTTATGAGGCATCTCAACTCTTAAAATGTACGGTTAATTTTGCATATACTAGATATACTATTAGACAAGAAAATATGGCAAACCGTACTCTGAGAGTTACTCAAGAAACCCGTGACCCAGGAATTCCAGGGACTACAATATTTCCTCCAGGAGTTCCTGTTCCCCCTGTTTTAAGACCAGCAACATTTCCGAATGATCCACTTCGAGTTCCAACATCATCTCAAATTGCTTAATAAATAATCATACTGAAATACTCTATAGGATATTATGCCATTACCAAAGATTTCAACACCAACTTATGAGTTGAATTTGCCATCAACAGGAAAGAAAGTTCAATATAGACCATTTCTGGTTAGAGAAGAAAAACTTCTAGTGTTAGCACTAGAAACGGAAGATCCGAAAGATATCACTACAGCAATGAAGACAGTTATTAAAAACTGTATTCAAACTAGAGGAGTTAAGGTAGAAACTCTGCCTACTTTTGATATTGAGTATTTGTTTTTGAATATTCGTGGTAAATCGGTTGGCGAAGAGATTGAAGTTAATGTCATCTGTCCTGATGATGAGCAAACTACAGTGCCCATTGTCTTGAACGTTGATGATATTAAAGTTCAAAAGAGTAAAGAACATACAACCAAAATTCAGATTGATGATTCTCTGATTATGGAAATGAAGTATCCTTCATTGGATCAGTTTATTAAGAACAACTTTGACTTCAGTGAAGAGAATCAGATTGATCAATCATTCCAATTGATTACTTCTTGTATTGATAAAATTTATAATGAAGAAGAAGTTTGGTCCACTGCTGATGTGACCAATAAAGAAATTACTGACTTCTTGGAGCAAATGAACTCCAAGCAGTTTAAACAGATTGAGAAGTTCTTTGAGACGATGCCTAAGTTATCTCACGATATTAAAGTGAAGAATCCAAATACTGATGTAGAAAGCACAGTTGTACTGGAAGGACTTGCAAGTTTTTTCGGGTAGCCCTGGTTCATATGGACCTTGAAAACTTCTACAATCTGAATTTTTCCTTAATGCAGTACCATAAATACTCATTAACAGAGATTGAAAATATGATACCGTGGGAACGTGATATTTACGTTGCTATGTTGAAGAATCATTTAGAAGAAGAAAAACTAAAGCAGCAACAAAATGGGTCCTGAAGAACTAGACGATCTACTGACAAGTATAAGGGCAGAGGGCAAGAAAGAACGCTCTGCTCTTGCTTTGTATAAGGGAACCAGGGGCACCGATTTAGTTAATGAGTCTATAGATGAAAGAGTCGTAAACATATTAGGTTTAGGTCAAGTTTTTGATATTGACTATGCAACCTATCTTACATTATTAAAAGAGAAACTCGTACAAGTTAGTATGGGTGGTGGTTCTCTTGCGAGAGAGGAGCAAATGCTCTTGCAAGATGAATTTAGAAGAGTAAAGGGTAAGGTTGGTAGATTTAAGATAAACAGAAGAACTGTTAATGCTGGTGCTATTACAGGTTCTACACCACTAAAAGTAAGTAAAGATAAATTCTTCCTGACTAGCAGTGCAGTAATACCAGAAAATCCTGGTGTAGCAAAGGTCAGTGAAGACTTAAAAGGTATTCACGAAGCTCTTGATAAACTTCTTGGAGAAATCAAAGCAGATAATGCAGAAGAGAAGAAACAAGCAGAATTAGAGAGAAGACAAAAGATAAGAAATCGTAGAGTTGCTAGAGAAAAACTATTAGAGAAAAGTCAACAAAAAGTATCTAAAGTAGTTAATAAATTATTTACTCCTGTTCGTGGAATATTAGATAGTATTTTTAGATTCCTTTTCTTTGGATTGTTGGGTAGAAGTTTCCAGTCATTTCTCAACTGGTTCTCTGATCCTGCGAATAAGGATAAGGTTAATAGTATGTTTAGGTTCTTAAAGGACTTTTGGCCTGCAATATTAGGTGGACTTGCGTTATTCTTCACACCTCTTGGTGGTTTTATAAAAGGTATTGTTGGAATACTTACAACACTTGGTCCAAAACTTTTTGGGTTAGTTGCGAAGTATCCTAAGATTGCAGCAGCACTTGCTATTACAGGAGCAGCAGTGGAGGGTGTAAGAAGAAGTAGAAATGCGACTCAAGATATATTAAAAGAAAAAGGAATGGAGGATGCGACTCCAAAAGAGCAAGCAGATGAACTTTCAAAACCTTTTAATATTTTAGATACATTTACAAGAACAATAGTACCTCCTAGGGAAGGGCCCCCAGTGCAGGCTCGAGCAGATGGTGGCAAGATTTATAATATAGGGAATTATTTTGGCAGACCAATTGAACGAGCATCTGGCAAAGTAACATCTACAACTGGCACAAAGATTAAAGGTGCCGGACCAGATACACAGTTAGTTGCAGCACAACCTGGTGAGTTTATTATTTCTAAAAATGCTGTGAATACTTATGGTTCTCAGTTCTTTATGAATTTGAATAAAGAGAGTGGTGGAACTAATATTCCAAACTTTGTCAATAATATTCAATTTGCTCAAGGTGGTGGAATGGTTGGTGGAATGGTTGGTTCTCCAACTTCACAAAAAATGAGTGGTGGAATGATGGGACTACCAACTAGTATGATGGAAGTTGGTAAAGGTATTGTTTCTAATAATGATCGTTTTGGTGATAGATTGCCAATGATTTCAGAACCTAGCAGAAAAATTACTTTACCTGCAAAGTCTTTGATGATGATTTCTGATGAAAAGAGTTCTGATAGTTCTGAGACTTCTTTAGATACTCAGATGTCTTCTGGTGTTTCAATGAATACTGCTGTAGCAGTAAGATATAATGACAATATGATGTCTCCTGTCCAAAGGATAACATTGCCACCAGAACCACCAGTTCGTTCTAAGAAACCAAATATGACAGTACTTCCTGAAATTGTTAGAAACTCTGCTCCGCAAATGCAAGCATCTGCTTCTGGTTCTTCTGTTCCTAGTTTCTCACCATCGCAATCAAATGATACTAGACAACTGAACTTTGCTGTCTACGGTATAGAGGGAATGAACTAATATGAAAAAAGTTAATCCTAAAAGACTATTGCCAGCACCAGTTGCTAAAAATCAAGCATCTTTTTCGCAAAAGTTTCTTGTTCCTGCATCTAGAATAACAACAAAGGACTTTGCTAAAGTTGAAGATAGTGTTTCAACTCCACAACAGAAAGAGTTGAAGGGTCAATCATTATTACTTAAGAGAAAATTTATTTCTCTAACAAAACTTTTTGGCGAAAAAACAAACCTTGAAAGAAATAAAAATAGACGAAGAAGAATAGAATTAGAAAAAGAACGAAGACAGAAGAGAGAAGAAGAAAAGGAAAGTAGTAATACTAAATTTAATTTTGGTGCAAGTCTTCCAAAATTAAATTTACCTAGAACTGGATTCTTAGACACCATAAAAAGATTTTTACTTTATGGATTACTTGGATTTGCGATAGACAAATTTGGTCCACTAATTCCTGCGTTGCTGGGAATGGTGACCAAACTAAAACCAGCGTTTGAGTTTTTCAAAAATGTTACCGTTGGAATTGTTGGTGGTGTTGTAAACTTTATCGACGCTTCTTATAAAGCATATGATTTCGTAAAAGGAAAAGTTCAAGAAATTATTGGACCTGATAAATCTGATGATCTTAATAGTTTTACTGATAATTTAGGTAAGGTTTTAAACGGTGCTATTATTGCAGCAACTGCAATTTTAGGTCTTGGTGGACCATTAGGAAAACTTGGACTTGATAAAGGTAAAGCTGGTGCAGCAGCTGCCGCATTAGGTTTAAGTGGTGCTGGTCTTTTACAATTTAGACAAAAAATTACCGACGAATCTAAAAGAAAAAAAATACAAACTCTTTCTAGAAGAGGAACATCTAGAGATCGAGTTATAGAGAGATCTAGAGATGCAAAGCGAGCAGCCAGAGAGGCAAGGTTCGAGGAAGAAAAAGCTGAAAGAGAATTTCGCAAAGGGAAAGGTAAAATAACCAGAGGATTTTTTGACCCAACAAGAACGGGCGAACCTACTAGAGGAACTTTTGCAGAACTCACAAAACGTCCTGCTAGGAAAATTTTAAAAGCAGAGCGTGACCTTTTAAGAAAAGTTACTATTGGTGGATTTGGTGGTAAGCAAGATACAAGGACTTCAGTTCAAAAAGTATTTGACGCTAGAGCAGAAAAGTTTGTAAAATTGAGAAAGAAATCCGTCAAAGGATTACCTATAACAAGCAACATTAAAGATATGTTTAATGATGAATTTGGAATGATTGCAGATGATGAACCAAGAAGAGAAACAAGAAAATCAGAAATTAGAAATATCAAAAAAGGGCAACCAGTATACAGTCCAAAACTTGGAAAAAGAACTGTTGAACTTGCTATTCCTGGTTTAGGTAGAAAAAGATTTGCCCCAGATGTTGCTGATGCCTTGGAGTATATGGCAAAGAACTATCCTAAACCTGTTCAAGAGTTAATTCTTGAAAATGCTTTTAAAAATCCAGAACTTTATGGTAGTGAACTTACAGCTGCACGTAGAGAAATGCAGCGAACTCAGGGAGTGGGTGGCAAAAAGATGCCGAAGGCATTGTCTCCTGCAGAAGTATTAGCGAAAGGAAAACCAAAGAGAACTCCTCTCATCCCTGACCCTACATCATCTAGAATTCCATCAAAACTTAAAAATATTGCCAAACCACTTCGTGGTATATCAAAAGGTCCACTGAAGAATATTCTTGGTCCACTTGTTGGTGGTATTCTTGACTTTTTCCTAAGTCTTCTTTTTGGTGATCCATTAGGATTGGCGGCTGCTGGTGCTGTCGGTGCTGGTGTTGGTGCTGCCCTTGGTGGATTTATTGGTGGATTGTTAATACCTGTTGCCGGTGGATTTATTGGTGCTACTGCAGGTGGTATCGGTGGAGATATCTTGTTTAGGTCTATCTATGAAAGTCTTGTGACTAAAACGAAAACCGACGAAAGACTTAAAAAACTTGCTGAATCGTCTGATAAATCTAAACGCAAACCATCAGCAAAACCAATAATGCCATCTGAAGAACAGAAAAAATACTTTGGTGTTGATCCTATTGTTACTAGTAGATTTGGTGAAATGAGAGGAAATAGACCTCATGGTGGAACTGATATTGCTGTTCCAACTGGAACTCCTTTAGTTGCTGTGACTGATGCTGTTATTGTTGATTATGGTGATTTAAGTCGAAGTGATGCTAAGAGTGGACAACCTGGTGGATGGGGCAACTTTATAGTATATAAAGATGCTAACGGTTATTTTCATTTGTACGCACATCTTAACTCCATTGTTAAAAAATCTGGTAGTGTTAAGAGGGGTGAAAAGATTGCAACTGTTGGAAACACTGGTAGGTCTACTGGTCCTCACTTACATTGGGAAATTGGAACTGGATGGACTGGAAATACGATGGAAGGCACGAGCGATCCTTTGAGTTATTATAGTGTAATGGCACCATTTAGATTATCTGGTGGCAAACAAAAGGCAAATGTTACTCCACCAAACAGAAATGTTGCTAGTGGACTTGATAATATGACAGATTATGAGAAGGGTGGCGATACAGAAATTGCTTTACTTCCTATTGTAGATCAGATTGAAACGATGTCACAATCTCCTTCTGGAGGTGGTGGAGTAATAGTATTAAATAGTAATACTCCAAGTATATTTGCACCAGCGTTAATAGGGTAATATGTCATTTACAAAAGCAGCGGAGTCTGGTAATATTACCAGATTTGAAATATATCCTAATTTATTTAAAAGCGAATCTGTTGACGAAAAAAATAAAAAGAAACCAACTTCTTTACTAGGTGGTACTGTTGAGTTATATTATTATGAAAGTATCTTTGAAAATAGTATAAAGATAACTACACAGATTGTTGATACAGGAAATGCTCTGCCAGCAGACGATGGAACTGGTGGATTTGTAGAACTGCTTGATGGTCTTAAAGTTGGTGGTGGAGAAAAAATATTCTTGGACTTTGAGGATAATCAAGGAACAAAATTAAAGTTCTCTGAAGAAAATGCATTATATTTAAATCAACTTCGTAATACAACAAACGATTACTCAAAGGGTAAAACATTTACAATTGATGCATCATCAAAAGAGTTTTTTGATAATGAACTAACTCGTGTTGAAGAGAGATATGATGGAAAGATATCAGAGTCCGTTAAAAAAATTATGAAGGAAGTTATAAAAACTCCAAAGAACTTAGATGGTATTGAAGATACTATTAATAGCTATAATTTTATTGGTACAATCAAAAAACCATTCTGGACTATCACTTGGTTGGCTAAAAAATCTATTAGTAGTAATCAAGGAAAATCTGCTGGTTATCTTTTCTTTGAAACTTATGATGGATTCAAATATAAATCCCTAGATACATTATTTGGACAAAAACCAAAGAAAAAATATATTTACAATAACACTGCAAAAGTTCCAATCGGATATAATGGAAAAATATTAAATCCTCCTGTTGTAAGTACAAACATTCACTTGCAACCTAAATTGATGATGGGTACTTACAATAATGAACATAAGCAGTTTGATTTTTATGCGAGTAAGTTTGAACTAAAACCATTTGACTTCCATAAACAAGAAGAAGGTATTAGACCTGCTGGAAGAGATTTTGAATTCGTAAACAGTGAATTTACAAGCAAACCATCAAGAATTACTTACAATATATCTGATATTGGCGGTTTGCCTGTTGGCGTTACTTTGAGTAAACAGTTGGAAAGATCTAAAGAAATAAACTTAGAAAGACAAACCATTACCAATCAAGCAAATATGCGCTATAATCAACTTGGAACTATTCAAGTTCAGGTAATGCTTGTCGGAGATTTCTCCCTTCGTGCTGGTGATGTCATAGAATGTGATTTCCCAGAACTTTCTTCTAAACCAAATCAAGAACCTAGCAAGAAGATGAGCGGCATATATATGATAGCAGATGTATGCCATCGTATTACCTCCCAAAGTACTCTCACATCAATTAATTTGATAAGAGATTCTTATGGTCGAAAACCCAACGCATAACGAACTATGTCAGATAAATCAATTCAACAACATATTAATGATGATAAAGGTGAACTGGATAACCCCAATTTAAGCCCGCAACGTAGGCGTCATATTGAATCAGAACTTGGCGAACTTGAGCAATATCAAGGAAATCATCCAAACGAAGACCACGATCCCACTCCACTTGAAATGTATTGCGACACCCATCCTGATGCCGATGAGTGTAGAATATATGAGGATTGATAATGCTTGAAGCAACGTCCACTGGATTTAATCCTGAATATATTGGTATCCTTCCAAGATGGTTTGGAAGGATAGTTTCTAGTGCAACCTGGCAAGATAACATTGTTCCTAACACTTTCTCTGATACTGGAGATGTAAAGGGTTGGGCATTTAGATATAAAGTTAGAATCTTTAGTTGGAACACTGGAGATCCTGGAGTTGTTTCTGACGAAAAACTCTTGATGGCAAATGTTGTTCTTCCAGTAACAGCAGGATCTGGTCACGGTGGATATTTTGAAACCCCTGCACTTGCGGCAGGAAGTGTTGTAACAGGATTTTTCCTTGATGGAGAAGGTGGTCAGGAACCTTATATTGATGGCGTTCTTGCAAATGCAAATGATAAAGTTCCAAAGAAGCAGGGAACCGGACCTATTGCAGGATATCAACAATTCAATGATACCTATGGTCCTAAAGCAAAAGTTGCTGACTTTTTAATAAAGACAAACACATCACCAAATACTGATACAGCATATATTGCAAATTTATTAAGTGTAGCAAGAAAAGAAGATCAAGAAGATAAAGATGTAAAAACTTCTCTGGCATCAACACGAAAGTGTAAGAAGAATAACTCTGAAATGAAGGGTATTCAACTTACCATTAAGAATATGATTAATGAGGTTGAAAAGGCAAAGAAGAAATTAACGAAAGCACAAGGTTTTATAGGAGAAATAAACCGAATTACATCTCAAGTACGTGGATTTTCTTCACGCGCTGCTCAAGAAGTTGCTTCGTATATGAAGACAATTATGGGTGGTGTTCGTGGTTATGTATTGAAAAAAGTAAAAGCAGGAATTCAAGACGTAGCACCATTTTTATTTCCTACTGATATTCCCAAATTACAACAGCAATTGAGTGAGAGTTTAAATGGATTGTCTTGCGGTTTCGCAAAAATAGTAAATGGATTGCAAAAAACTTTTGAGGGACTACTTGATTCCATTCTAGGTAAGTTTATTAACGCACCAATGTGTGCTATAGAAAATATAGTTTCTAAACTTGTTGATGGCGTTCTCGGGCAAATCACGGGTCTTATTGATAGTGTTGTTGGACCTCTTGCATCTTTTATTACGGGACTTACTGGTAAAGCAATGAACCTGATTGGTAGTGCATTTAATGCTCTCAATATGGTAATGGGTATTCTTACATTCTTCCAGTGTGATGAGGAACCATCTTGTTCTGAGTATGACGATATCAAACAGTCTGGACAATCAACTGATGGTGGAGATGCTGATGGCCAAGGTCAGAGTTCAGATGATACTAATGCAAATATCGTCGATGGTGCTAATGAAGAAAAACCAACTCAAAGTAGTATTGATGAAGAAAGAGTAAACGAAAGACAGGAGTTCTTAACTACCACTACTCAAGAAGAACTTGATTTAATTAACGAAGAGCGGGCGATTGGTGGTCAAGAACCACTCACTTTAGATCAAGTCCAACAACCGCAGACATCTGAATCTCAACCTGTTCCTCTTCAAGTAATACCATTTGAAGAGAACCAGCAGGAACCAGAAAGACAAATACGCAATCAACCATCAGTAACCGACCAAAGTAATTTAACCGATGACCAGATTGAAAGTGAAAAAGCAAGACGTTTACTGGCGGGTGAAGAAGTTGATGGCGTCACATTTGAATTAGAATAGGAGAATATAAATGTCACTTTTAGATCTACAAAAATTTATACCAAGAAGTTCAGTTAAGGTGTCATACTATGATACTGATGGAACTTTAGTAAAGGATGCCACTCAAGATCAGGCACTTGAAGTTGAAAAACTGAATCCTGGAACTAAATTCTTTCATAGAAATGGTAATGGTAGTCTTAGTGAACTTGGAATAAATCAAGTTATTAATTTAGACCCAAAGAATCTATTACCTCAAGGTCCACCTTGTCCAACATCTCCACAATCTTGTGGTCCACCAAAAGTAAAAATATTTGGTGGTAATGGTCTTGGTGCTATTGCTAATGCAATTATTAGTCCAAATTCAAATTCCATTATTGGTTTTGATATTGTAGATCCGGGGAGAGGTTTTTTAAGTCCTCCATATGTTGAACTGATAGATGAATGTGGGAAAGGTCAAGGTGCTGCAGCAACAGCAATCATTGGACCACTTGATGGTAGAAATGGAAATCCTACTGTATTAAATCCAGTTACAAACAATCCAGAAATTGGTGTGATTAGTGTAGTTGCAGATACTCCTGGTGATGGTTATATTGATAGACCAGATGGAAGTTTTGGTGGTAATGAAACCGTCTGGGCAGAACCAGACGAAGGATACATTATTACTACTGATGGAACCTATGTTGTAGTACCAGAAGGTGTTAATCCTCCAGATAATACTGCTATATACTTTCCACCAAGAGTAACTCCTGATAGAGATGACACTCAAAACTTTCCTCAAACTTCACAACAATATCCAGTTATCCTTGAAATTGGTGATGTTATAGTATCAGATCCTGGATTTGGATATGAACCTGGTGATACTATTAGCGTCACTCCTGATAATGGTGCGGTATTAGAACCAATTATTGTAGGAGATTCTGTCACTGGAGTTAGAATTAAAGAACCTGGAGTAGGATTTAATGATATCCCAACTATTGAAGTTGTGTCTGACACTGGATATAATGCAGAATTCAAACCTGTTTTTAGAGTTGTTGATCCAGAAACAATAGATGAGATTCCAGATGGAGCACAAATTATTCAAGTTATCGATTGTGTAGGTAAAGTCTAATGGCAAAGTCAATAAATTACGAGACCAAAGTAAAAAATACCAAAGACGGTTCTATTGTATTTGGACATATTCATGAAGACCAGGTAAAATCTTCTCTTTTGTTGCACGGACAGAAGGCAAAAGATTACATCACAATAGACCAGACTGCTCCAAGAGAGGGGTGGATTAGTTCTAGATGTAGAGGAAGATATCAAGTTGTTTCTGGAGACATTGTTCCGAAAGGGCAACCTGCAATGTATTTTGATGCCAAGAGTGGTGATATTGTTATCAAAACAAAGGGTCGTATCCGCATGGAAGCGGAGAATATTGACATTATTGCAAAAGGAAGCGATAATAAAAATGGAAATATTACAATTGATGGAAATGAGAGTGTAAACTTAATTTCTAGAAAAGTTGATATTACTGCTGATGAACTGTTCAATGTTATTTCTGATGGAACAGTTCAAATGACAGCAATAAATATTATGAAAACTTACGCTAATACGTTTGAGAAATTAAGTGGAGTTGGCGAGAAACTATTAGGTACAACCTCTTTTTCAACTTCAATTGATACAAGTAAATTTGAAGGATAATTAAAACTATGAGTTCAGTACACCACGGACCAGAAAATCTATCTGGACCATTATATGTAACTAGTGAAGGATCAAAACCGAGACCTATTGTAGATACTGTTGGACAACCCATTACTGGTGCTGCATATTTACAAGGTCCAGTTCAAATTGGGAAGGATGGGGATTTTCCTTCACGTTGGGCTACCTTAATGGTTGGTACACTTGAGAATAATCAATCAGAATCACCTATTATTCCTGGTGCTCTCTGCACTGGTCTTAATAATCCATATTCTTTGGGTGTCATTGGTGATGCTGCTATTCTAGATAACCTTGATGTATCAGTAAGTATTGCTGCTGGTAAAGATATTGTTGCACAGGGTGAAGTGATGTCACGTTGTGGTGGACACATCTTATCTGCAAAGAAAAACTTTGATATTCCTCATCCAATGAGAGAGGGTTGGAGACTGCGCCACACCTGCCCTGAAGGTCCATCAAACGATGTTTACACACGCGGTAGAATATCAGGGAAAAGAGAGATTGAATTGCCTTCATATTGGAAAGGACTTGTAGATGAGAACTCATTTACAATTACATTAACTCCTATTGGATCTCATCAGGATGTAATTGTAAAGAGATGGGACGAGCAGAAAGTATATCTTCAGTCGAAAGGTAATATGCCAATTGATTGCTTCTATCAAATCTTTGCAGAAAGAAAGGATGGAGAAAAACTAATTGTTGAGTATCTTGGAGAAAGTCCAGCAGATTATCCTGGAAACAATGATGAGTATTCAGTTTCTGGTTACCACTATGATAAAAAGGAGAGTGAATAATGCCTGAAAATTTTGAAGAAAGATTGATAGGTAATAAAAACTGCGATGAACCTATTGTAGGAACCAAACATCCTGACTTTGACTATATTCATAGAACAACTACAGGAGATGAAGATTATCCTGAAGATGCTTGTGAAAGATTTCTTCAAGCTAATGGAAAATTTGATAACCTACAAGTTACTAATAATGTAACTGCATCTACTTTTAATGGATCAATCAACGTTCAGTCTTGGAAAGGATTTGACATTAAGCACCCAAATAAAGAAGATCATCGTCTGCGTCATATTTGTCTAGAAGGACCAGAAGCAGGTGTTTATATTCGAGGTAGATTGACTGGTTCAAGTACAATTGAATTGCCATCCTACTGGAAAGGACTTATTGATCTTGAATCCATTACAGTTTCCCTTACTCAGATAGGTTCATCACAAGACTTAATTATAGATGGTCTCGAAGACTGGGGAACAAAGGTAAAAGTGAGGTCTGGAAACGCATCTGCCATTGACTGTTATTATACTATTCAAGCATCCCGTATTGATGGTGAGAAACTCATCGTTGAGTATGAGGGTGAAACACCAGCGGACTATCCAGGCAGCAAAGACCAATTCTCTATCTCTGGATTTGACTATTGACAACACCCCCTGGATGCTCTATAATAAGCAAGTAATCAAACGAACCCCATGCAAGACGACTACCTCACACGATGCGTTGTAGATCCCGTAAAACGTAAGTTCTATCTGTACTCTGGGCAAGGTGACGAGAAGGTTGTTAACTGTGAAACCATAGACCAGTTCATGGGTGTGCTGGAACTATGTCGTGCTGTGCTTGATGAAGACACACTTGCGTATGCATCTCCATTATGAGACCCGAAACACGCGAATCAATGGAAAATCTTTGGTCCGCAAAATGGAACTTACCAAAGGCAGCAAAAAATGCTAACCTTACTGAGAAGGAAATGAAAATCACATTCAATGAGTATTGTGCATTTCATCCTCCAATCTACAATCCTGATGGGAGTGTGGCGGAATCGGTAGACGCACCAGACTTAAAATCTGTTGACCATTAAGGTCGTGGGGGTTCAAGTCCCCCTACTCCTATATTCGTGGATAAACAATTAGTGAGTCAGAGTAAAATTTTCAAAAAAGATTAATCTGCTAATTAGATTATAAAGGAGATTCTATGATTATAAATCTTTGGTATAACAAATGTATAAATCAGTGGAGATGGACACTTACCGATCCTCTAGAGAACTTGGAGCAACACTCTGGTGGTCAAGAAGAACTCCGTGATGCAATGAATGATGTTGCAAATACTGTAGAGTATATTTTGAATAGTGAAGAGTGATTTTTATATTGATAGAGTAAATAAAAAAACTTGAGATCTTGTGGGATAAGGAGAGTTATGGTATAATATAGTTTCCTTCCGTGTGAATAGTGGCACATTGTGCATTCTAAACCTCTTTTTTAAAGAGGTTTTTTTATGGATAAATAATCTATAACGGAACTATAAGTAGTAATAAGATGGGTCTTTCCAGATTAGATAATTTTCTGAAATCGGTTCGCGGAACTATTATTTACGTTGATCCAAATAGTATCGATGCCACAGATAGTATTGAAAACCAGGGTAATAGTTTAACTAGACCTTTCAAAACTATTCAAAGAGCACTGATTGAAGCATCACGTTTCTCATATCAGAAAGGATTAGATAATGATAGGTTCAACAAAACTACTATCATATTATATCCAGGCGACCACGTTGTCGATAACAGACCTGGATGGATTCCTGATGGAGTAAATAATTTTCGATTGCGAAATGGTTTAACGTCTAATGATTTTAATCCGTTTGATTTGCAGACTCAATTTGATCTTTCTCTTGAAAATAATGCATTATATAAACTGAATAGTATTCACGGCGGTGTTATCGTTCCCCGTGGCACGTCTATCGTTGGTATGGACCTTCGTAAGACAATTATACGACCAAGGTACGTTCCAAATCCAGAAAATGCAAATATTGAAAGGTCTGCAGTTTTCCGTGTAACTGGTGGTTGTTATTTCTGGCAGTTTAGCATTCTGGATGCTGATCCAAATGATATCTGCTACAAAGATTACACTACAAATGTTTTTGTTCCTAACTTTTCTCACCATAAACTCACTGGTTTCGAGTATGCTGATGGCACAAATAATGTAAGTATTAATGATGATTTTATCAGTGATTATTCTACTGATAGAACTGACCTTAAAATGTATTATGAGAAGATTGGTATTGCTTATGGACCTTCTTCTGGTCGTAAAATTGAACCAGATTATCCTTCTTCCAGTCTGGATATTCAACCTAAGATTGACGAATATCGTATTGTTGGTTCTAGAGGAACTGAAGTCGGTATCACTAGTATTAGAGCAGGTGATGGTGCAACTTCAACTACTACCATTACAGTCACTCTTGATGAAACAGCAAAACAATTTGACACCGATACTCCTATCAGAATTAATGGAGTAGGTTCTGCTGGATATGATGGACAATATGTTGTCTTTAATAAAGTAGATTCAACGAATATTCAATATAAAGTACAAAACCCACCAAGTAATGCACTACCTACAGTAACTAATGCAACTGCAAATGTTTCTGTAGATACCGTTACTTCTGCATCACCATATATCTTTAATATCTCTATAAGATCTGTGTATGGTATGTGTGGTCTCCATGCCGATGGCAACAAAGCATCTGGATTCAAATCTATGATGGTTGCTCAGTTTACTGGTATTGGTATTCAGAAAGATAATAAAGCATTCGTAAAATATAATTCAACTTCTGGAATCTACGAAGATTATACTGTATCTGGAAATGATTCATTATCAACAGATTCGGCAGCTCGTTACAAACTAGATTATTCAAACTTCCACATTAAAACTTCAAATGATGGATACATTCAGGTAGTTTCTGTATTTGCTATTGGTTTTGCAGAACAGTTCATATCTGATAGTGGTGGCGACCAATCAATTAACAACTCTAACTCAAACTTTGGTTCAGTTGCATTGAAAGCATCTGGATTTAAGAAAAATGCGTTTTCTAGAGACGATTTTGGATATATCACTCATATAATTTCTCCAAGAGAAATTGAGTCTACAGAAAAGAGCGTTGAGTTTAATTCGATTGATGTTAAAAAGGTCGTAGGTTTTGCTAATACTAGCAGAATGTACCTTTACAATCAAACAAACTCTGCAGTAAATCCTGACCACACTGTTGATGGTTTTAGAATTGGTGCAAAAGAGAACGATACACTTAATGTATTAATTTCAAATAGTGGTGTTTCTACTTCATATTCGGCACGTATCATTATGCCGAATACTGAATACTCTGGAACTGAAGTCTCTTCCAAAAAAGTATCTAATGTAGGTAAAAGTTCTGCTGGTATCAATAGCATTACTTCAAATACTCTTACCTTTGATGCCAATCATAATTTAATTAACGGTGAAAATATCCGTATAATTAGCGAAAACGGACAACTTCCAGATGGAATTACTAATAATTCTATTTACTTTGCAATTACCTCTGGAGTCAACGCTGACCAGATTAAAATCGCAGAAACTTTAAATAATGCTCTATCTGATACTGAAATCATCATCAACAATAAAGGTGGTATTCTTAAGGTAGAAAGTAGAGTATCCGATAAGAAGTCAGGTGATCTTGGACATCCAATCCAATACGATACTTCTGCTTCACAATGGTATGTGAATGTTGCTACCGCAACAACTGAGCAGGGATTATATAATGCAATTGTTGGTTTGGGTTCAACTTCTCTTGGTGATGCAACTTCAAGATCTTTCATTAAGAGAATTCCTGATGAAAGAGGATTGATTGACACGGTTTATCGTGTTCGTTATGTTATTCCTTCTAATGCAAGTATAACTGCACGTCCACCTTTAGATGGATATGTACTTCAACAATCTAATACTTCTATTGGTGCAACTGATACAGAAGTTGGATTCTTATACAATCCTACTGCACAGACACTTTCTGATTCAACTCAGCTTAGAAATCCAAGACACATTGCAGATGCAACTTGGTCCAGTAATACTGCAAATATAATTACTGAGATTCCTCACGATCTTACAATTGGTTCTGAAGTTGAAATTCTTAATATCACCAGTACCAAAAACACTACTGGTGTTGCAAACTCCGCATTTAATGGAACATTTGCGGTTGCTGGTATTAGTAGTACCAAGCACTTTAGTGTTTCTCTGACAACTGACCCCGGAACATTTACAAATAATACTTCTAATAGAACAACTTCTCTTCCATACTTTAAGAAAAAGAAAACTTCTGGAACGTTCTACATCTATAGAACTCAGGAGATTCAAGAGTATATTCCAAATCAACGAGATGGTATCTATCACCTGTTAGTTCTCAACTCTTCTAACTCTCCTACAGTTGATCCGTTTACATCTTCTAGATTCTCTCAACCAATTCAATCTCTGTATCCACAGTTGAACAGAGATAATCCAAAGTCTGACCCACAAGCAGCACGTTCATTTGCAGTTTCGAATAATATTGGTCAAGTTGTTATTAATGAACCACAAAATTCTATCACTAAAGAAACTGTAAGTAATCAACTGGTAGATTATGGTGTTGGTATTGGACTTACTGATATTTCTTCTGGCGCTGCTGGAACCACTCATACTATTCACACCACTCTTGACCACGGTTTCAATAGAATTACTGGACTGACGATTACTAGTGCTGGTAGTGCTTATGTTAATGGTAACTATTATAATGCACAGTTAGTTGGTTTTGCTGGTTCTACCACTGGTTCTCACGCAACTGCAAGAATCACTGTAAGTGGTGGAGTAATTTCTTCCCTGAAGATTATTGACGGTGGTAGTGCATATGGTGTTGGTAATACACTTTCTGTTGTTGGTGTTGGAACTACAACTGGCAATACTGGAGCAGTTCTGACTGTTAGCGGCATTTATAGTAACATTGGTGATGTTGCAAGTGTCAGTGATATTGCTCCAAGTAGTTTTGGTCAATATAATACTCTCTATAGAATTACTGATGTTGATGGACCAAAAGCAATCTCTGTTGCTTCTGCATCAACAATTTCTCCAGCATATACCACGGGTATTGGTGCAACTGCAACAAGTGGCAACTTAATTCTGACTGGCAAATCTTATAACATTCAGTCTTTCGCATACAATAATACTGTAGGAATTGCAACTATCACTACTCTTGATCCTCATGGATTGAAGGTTACTGACAAGGTATTGATTGGTGGATTTGATGACAACTTCTTTAATAAGAATCTAGTTGTCAAGACTATTGCTTCTTCAACATCATTCACTGTTAATTCTGGAATTAGCACTGTCGCTCATGGCACTGCAGGAAATGGTTTTGTATACCCAACTTCATATGCTTCTGCTGGTGGTGCAGTTGTTCCTGCAAATGAAAGCGCGAGTGGCAGAGTTGTTTCAACTTATGCAGGTATTACTACAACAATTTCCGGTGGTATAACTGCAAATAGCGCAACAATTTCTATTACAAACGTAACAAACTTTGACCTTAACATTGGTGATTACTTACTAATTGATAATGAAATTGTAAGAATTAAGTCCACTGTTACTGCAAACCCAGTAAGTGTGTTCAGAGGACTTTTAGGAACAGATCAGACAGTACATAATTCTGGTGCTGTCGTTAGAAGAATCAATCCAAGTCCAGTTGAATTACGTAGAAACTCCTTTATTCGTGCTTCTGCCCATACGTTTGAATATCTTGGGTTTGGTCCAGGTAACTACTCTACTGCTTTCCCAGAAAGACAAGATAGAAATATCAGTCCACAAGAAGAAATTCTTTCACAGTCTATAAAGAGTGATGGTGGTATTACAATCTTCACTGCGATGAATGCTGATGGAGATTTCTATACTGGTAATAAGAAAGTTAATTCTGCAACTGGACAGGAAGAAGTCTTTGATGCTCCTGTTCCAACAGTAACAGGAGAAGATCCTGGTGTTGGCGGTGTTAATATTGGATTTGATGTTCTTTCTCCACTAGAAGCTTCTATTAGTCGTTCACTTAGAGTAGAAGGTGGACCTGATAATAATATTATTTCTGAATTTGATGGTCCATTAATCATCAACAACAAACTTACTTCAACTTCCGCAAAGGGCATTGAAGCAAATTCAATCTTCTTACAAGGAGATACGACTGTTTCTAGAAAGTATTCTGTTGGTCTTGGCACTCCTGTATTAGCAGGAAACGCTGGAGATATTGTTTATAATGGAATTCCTGCATCTAGCAACTATGCTGGATGGATTTACACTACCAATAATGAGTGGGAAAACTTCGGATATATTGGAAATTTTGAAGATGCAAGAGTTGGATTTGCTTCTGAAAGAAATTTCCTTGGAGTCACAACTATGTTGGACTTCCGCTCTGGTATTGGTGCAACTATCAGAACCGAGTATAATCAAACCGCAGGTGTTGGAACCGTCTTTGTAGATGCATCTCCATTAAATGTTGGTGTTTCTACTGGTATTGGACTGTCGAAGACCTTTGTTGGTGTTGCAACAGAAATTAACTTTGTTGGACTTGGTATTACTATTTCTGCAGTTTATAATTCTTCAGGTATTGCAAGTGTCACCTTTGATGGAACAAATGCAGGATCTGGATCACCTGGTATGCCTTTGAATTCTATTCAATATAATAACAGTGGGTTCTTTGCTGGAAATAGTAGTTTTACCTTCGATGGAACTGATGTCTTTGTAGGAAACTCTATTGGTATTAATTCATCTACTCCTAATGCAAAACTTGATATTGTTTCAACAACAACCGAAGCACTTCGTATTAAATCCACTAGTGGTTCTGGAAACATTGTAAGAGTTGATAATACTAGTAGTGATACAACACCATTTATTATTGATATTAATGGAAGTGTTGGTATCAATACTGTCACTGCTAATACTGCTCTTGATGTTAAAGGAACTGCATCAGTAGATAGGGTTTGGATTTTTGAATCTAATAGAAATAACTATGTCGGACTCCAAGTTCCAACACTTTCTGCAAACTATGCTCTAACATTACCAGCAGTAGTTGGAACTGCAAATAGCATTCTTCATACAACTGGCGGGGGAGTTCTTGATTGGGTATC